CGTTCTTCGTGATGCAGTTGATGGTCATGCCGCACTCTGTGGCCACATCCTTCGCTGTGAAGGTCCGGTGCGTTTCGAGATAACGCAGAATTGCCTGTTTGCCTTTCATCTCACACCATCCCGTTCGACTTGTTGCGGTTGTACTTCGCCTGAAGCAGCTGTATCGGCGTTGGCCCGTGTTCGGCAGCCGGTGCTGCAATTGCCCGGCGCACCGGCGGCACTGGCTTACCCTCGGTGACGCGCTTCTCCCACATGTCCAGCAGATCGCCCGCTTCGCTCGCCAGCTCACCATGCGTTAACTGGCGCTCAGTGCTGCGATGTCGCAGTTCGACGCAGATGTGGTACATGACCGGCTGCGACCAGGGGAATTGCTCACTGGAGGTGAATTCGAACGAACGGTTACGCCAGTCCCAGTATTCGGCGATCACCTGGTCAACGGTGATACCCAGCACCCCGCCGCTCTGTTTGCACCAGGCGACGAACTGGCCCGGCGACGGAAGGAATGGGCGTACCTGGCTGCGAGCCACTCGCATACCGGCATCAACCTGCGCCATTGAGTGGATCCCGTTCTCCTGAAACGCCAGTAGCCACTGACGGCGGAATTCGTTCAGGTCGTCCTGGGTGCGGAAGTTCGCCATGCTGGCCGGGAACGCGGCACGCAGTTGGGTGAACAGCCCGTTGAATACCTGAGCCACCTGCTCGACCGGCGCGCGCTCCTGGTACTGCTCTGGCAGGTTGTGGGCCATGCGACTCATCTGCTCGCGGTCATGGTTACGCATCTGCTCTGCAAGAGATTTCATCGCATCACCTCATAGGCCCAGTCAGTGTTGTTGAAGTCCAGATCCGGCTTGCCAGGTTCTTCGCCTGTCTGCTGCTTGTTGCGTTTGATATCGAGTTGAGTCCACTTGTCGCGCAGCGTTGCCGGGCATAGAACATTCCCCTTCCAGAACTTGTCGTTACAGGCCCATTTGAACAGGGCAGCGATTTCGTAATGGGTGCGATCGTCACGCTCGCGCATCAGGCGGATGTCGTTAGCCCACGCTGCGTAGTTTGGTTTTTTGGCAGATGGTGAAATGCTTTGCACCATGGTGAACAGCCATTCAGCGCAGCGTAGGTCTTCTGAGTTACCCCACTTCGTGCCGCTCTGAATTGCCGCTTCAGGTTTCATGACAGGCGGTTTCTTTCCGGGCTTGTCAGAGGATTCGTCAGAATTCTCGGACGTAGAGTTATTTATATTCTTTTTATTACCTTCTTGTTCATGATGTGCGTGGAATTGTGCGGCCTTATGTGCGGCATACCCGTCTGAACCCGCGCCGTTACTGGCTTCATAATGTGCGCCTGTATGTGCGGCTTTATGTGCGGGTAAGTCGTCCATTTTTTGAGCATATTCGACGTAATTTGTGATGGTGATCACCCTGCCTTTTCGCTTCTCTCCCTCGATGGAAATCATCCCTTCGCGGACGAAAACTGACAGCATTCTCTCCACAGCGTCGCGGCTTGTCGGGTTTCCCTGACGGTCACACAACTGAAGGCCAAGATCTGCAGCAGTGACGACCAGTTGACCGGGTTGCAGAGGCCATTGCTTGCCCTTGAAGAATGCCGTGTATGGCTGTCTGGCTGCGTCAATGAGCAGGTTCTCCCACAATGCGCGCAGGAAAACATCCTTAGCCCAGGACTTCTTCTTGATGCTCCGGTACAACGGGACGTAACCAGACTTCTGGTTCTCCATCCTGTTGCTCCTTGCGGCTGAGTGCGCCGCGAAATTAGCGTAAGCGACGTTCGACACAGTTAAACCTCCTGCGCCTGGCGTTTTGGATTAGCGTTTGTCATAATGACCTCGCAATTGACTCGCGTTTGTTGCACAAGAAAGCTGTTGGTGTTCGAGCACCGCAGCTTTCGCCATTTCTGTAGTTCTCACATGACCCCCAGTATCGAAGTGACCATCGTCATCAGCGGCCCTACCTGCTCCGGCATGAGGCGGAACAGCGACGCTATACCCTCGCTTACCTCTTTCAGCTTCTGATGCTCTGGAGCGTCCAGCAGCACGGCCTGTTTAGCCTCGGCGCACTCTTTCATCGCAGTAGCGATCAGCGACATCGTGTCGTTCTGCGGCGCCAGGCGGTTGCGGTACTCCAGCGGCAGCACGGCCATGATTGCCGGGGCCAGCTGGCGAATGTTGTTGGCGGCGTACTCTGTGTCGCCATCGATCCAGCGAAACACTTTCTGCATCTGACGGTGCGAGTCAGTCGGGATATCCAGACCGGTTCCGCCGATTGACCGCCACTCTTCAACAATCAGCGCTGCAACAAATTCACGGCTGCGGCAATCAGCTGCCCAGGCGCGAACAGCTGCGCGGATCCCATCGATGTTTAACGCCTTGGAATCAGGCTCCCGGCGATTCTGGTAAATCATCGCCGTTGGCGAAAATTTGGTACCTTGTTGATACGCAAGTGAATGCATTGCTTTCCCTTTCGTGGTTAGGGCCGCCTGTTAGGCGGCGTGGTTGTCGGGGTGCGGAAAGATGGACGGCAGGTCCGGGCGGAATTCGTGAGCCTGGATTTCACCGCCAACCGCTTTCACCAGCTCAGGAACGTGAACCGGGGAGATGCGTTTCTTGCCGTTAAGCCAGTCGCAGATGGTGGACTGGGCTTTACCGCAACGTTTTGCCAGTTCTTTCTGGCTGCCAGCGATGGCGATCGCTTTCTGTACTGCGGAGTTCTTCTCTACTGTTGGGGTCTTCATAATCACCTCAGCTATCAGTTTAAAGCGATTATGGTTATCACTTTAGCGAATGTCAATCGCATAGGCGATTTTTTGCTAAATAATCGCTTTGGCGATAGAGTTAAAGGAGTCATTAACAGAGGTGAATATGGGATTCTCGGAGCGCCTGGCACAGGCAATGAAACATGCAGGATATACACAGGGCCGATTAGCCAAAGATGTCGGCATGGCTCAGTCCAGCGTCAATAAGCTACTCAAGGAAGCGAACGGCTCCCGTAAAACTGTGGAGATTGCCTCTGTTCTGGGTGTGCGGCCGGAGTGGCTGTCTACTGGTGAAGGGGAAATGGCTTCCAGTGGCGCAAGAGAACCGACTGCGCTATACCAGGTTAAGCCTTCACAGAATGGGATTTACCGCGTGGATGTACTCGACGTTAAAGCCAGCGCTGGGCCGGGCAGCATTGTCACCAGCGATTTCATTGAAACTATTCGCGCTATCGAATATACGACTGAGCAGGCGCGCGCCTTGTTCGGAAATCGTCCGGCCACCCATGTCAAAGTTATAACAGTTAACGGCGACAGCATGGACGGCACCATTTCACCAGGGGATCAGATCTTCGTTGATACCGGCGTAACGCACTTTGATGGTGACGGGGTATATGTATTTGTCTTCGGAAAGACGCTGCACGTTAAACGTTTACAGATGCAGCGCGACCGCCTGGCAGTAATTTCCGACAACCAGATTTACGAGAAATGGTATGTAGAGCCTGAAGATGAGGACGCGTTCTACGTCATGGCTAAAGTGCTACTCAGACAGTCAGTAGACTATAAGCGCTTCGCATAGCCCGGTTGTCGGGCTAGCATCTCCAACCCTCCTTGGTCAGCTTCTCGCGAATATCATCTATGCGCTGGTAGTCCTTTCTTTTTTTCAGGATCACTGACAGCTGAGAGAAGCCATAATGTGACGGCGGATAAAATTCGCTGGGATATTTATTCCCAGTTAACGATTCGTATTCTTTCACCCTTTTGTCATGAGCATGGCGCAAAGCTGGGAACGCCAATTCAGATAGAGCTATCATCTGCTCGCATAAATGCTCGGCCCTTGCCAGGTTATCGCCATCCCCCCTCAGTTTGTAAAATTTCTTGATGTCCTCCTGAAGCCCAAAGTGAACCTGAACGATCTGCTCTGGACTTAGCCTGCGGAGCTTATCAACCCATTCTTTATGGTCCATGCGTATCTCCCTCCAAAAAAAACAGCATACCACGTAAATAAATTTCAATAAAAATCGCTTTAACAATCATGCCATTATCACTTTATCGATGATAAATATCGTTTTGGCGATTGACTCAAATAATCGCTTTAGCTATTGTTACCCCATCGAAACGAAACATCGACAGCTGAGCGAAGTTAGCCAGCGGCGGACAGCAAGTCGCCTGCTCATTAAGAATTCAGTCAAGCAGCAAATCACCCGGAGCGCTCCTGGCAAATTGAAATGGCGCCCAATGGGATTGAGGCAGGTGTGTAACGCGTGGCGGGTATAGCACACGAAGAGGACTCCGCACCGGAATGGTTTGCTGCTCAGTTCCCGAACATCGGGGAATCTTTACCAGCAGCTCTTTGCGAGGGGCTGACGGTAAACAAACAGAGAGGTATGTATGACGGAGAAAATAGATCCGGTCGTCAAAATTTTGCTCGACCGGACCAATGAAGAATATGCTGCTATCGAAGCTCGCCAACAACGCTTTCAATCTCTTTTAGACGCCTGGATACAGAGTGGGGAGTCTGACCAGAGTTTAGCCTTTTCCATTCAGAGAGATACGCCGTTAGTTGTTGCGATTGTTCTGGAGTGCTTAAAGCAAACATCGCAGCTAAAAGAAGCTTAAGTGCAGAGTTTTTATCTTCCAGCTCATCAACGCGAGCAGATAGCTCCTTCACCAACAATTCAGTTTTAACTTCTGACATAACTAATTCCTTATTTTGACTGTGGAATCATCAGTCTACGGCATTCCTTTGACTGTGGAAAGCAAGGGAGCGCGCGCCGGGCGCGGATAAATATCCCGGCACAAATTCAACTGTGATGACCGCCAATTGGCGGCATTTTTATTCCCTCATACCTCAGTCGCTTCACCGAGGCGGCTTAGTTATGACAACCGGCGGCCATCCACCGCCCATTAGCGCAGAAGTCTTGTTTAACGTTCAGCAGCCCAGCTTACGGGCGGAGTGATTATGCAAAAATTTATCGTTATCCAGCAACACGCTTGGTCAAACGACCACGGTTACGGCATTGGTTATTCCTCAGATTTGGAAAGATTTGATAAGCGGGAAGTGGCAATTTCTCACGGATTTGAAGTAGCAGGTTGTGATGATTTCAATATCGGTGTTATCGCCGACGGCCGACTAGTGTCGCTCGACTGGATGGAAAAGCCAGTAGGAAACGGAAAAGGCGTTTCAGTTGAGAAGCTCCAGATTATCTCTGATGCCATTGGCTTGGAGGCATAATGACAGTCACCCACAACGGCAAGCAGTATACCGCCAAAAAGCTCAACGATAACGAGTGGCAGCTGACGTCGGTATAGGCACCACGCGAGAAGCTGATACTTAACCGCTGGCAGATGCATATCGCTGGCCTCCTGGAACAGGTTGAGGTGAAGGTATGATCAATCATCACCTGCTGCGCGCCGCGCAGAGTAAAGCAGCCATTGCCCTGTTTATCGGTGATGGTGCCATGTGGATGGCAGCCTACGACGAAATGAAGGTTGCCATCGGTTATCCGTGGCATAGAAAAACAGCCTAATCCCCCTATTCAACCGATCGGCCTGGCATTACGCGGGCGGCCTTCGCACGCACTTTTTAAGGAGTCTTTATGCAACCTTACGAGCGATTAACCTCTGAACGACTGGCAAGTTTGCCGGAAGGATCCCGGCTCAAACTCGGCGGCCAAATCATCAAGCTTACCGGGCGAGGGTCATTTACTAACAGCGCCGGGCGCACCGAGAACATGATCGAGTATGTCGATTCACGTGGTGTGCCAGGCAGTTTTGCGGAAAGCATCATTCTCGACTCGGCTACCGAGCACATCAGCTCTGTAATGTGTGCTTACTGCGGCGCGCGGCGTCATAAGAGCGATTGCACTGTTCAGACAGTATCAACCTACATGTCGACGGCACAAAAGCATTTCTGCACCGACAAAGGCTGCGCTGAGAAGTTCTTCCGCCAGAACCCATCCCGCGCCAAGACATCACGGAGAACGCGATGGTAACTCACCAGACCGGATTGCTGATGGTTGCCATGCTCTGCCTGCTGTATGACCTGCAGCCGGCAGACCTCGAATCACTGGCCCACCAGCTCGCAGAATTTGACGCAGTTAACGACCACCTTACGGAGATTAAGCATGTTGCGAGTTATTGATACCGAAACCACCAGCCTGGAAGGAAGTGTGCTGGAGATTGCCAGCGTTGATATTGTCGACGGTGTTATCTGCAATCCCATGAGCGACTTTGTGAAGCCCACTGAAGCGATCAGCTTCGAGGCTATGGCTATCCACCATATCACCGAAGATATGGTCGCTGACGCCCCGCTGATTGGCGAAGTAATCGGTCGTTACCTCGGCGCGCAGGCTTACGTCGCACACAACGCGAAGTTCGATAAATCGAAGCTGCCACAAATCGACGGACCATGGATCTGCACAGCTAAGCTGGCCCGCGCACTTCTTCCTGATCACCCTAGCCACAGTAACCAGTACCTGCGTTACAGCCTGGGGCTGAAGCCTGAACTTCCGGAAGGCCTGTATGCGCACCGCGCGCTGTATGACTGCTACGTCACAGCCGAGTTGCTTCTGTACATGGGCCGCCTGGCGAAATGGACTTTTGGTGAAATGCGCGCCATTTCAAACAGCCCGTCACTGATTAAGGCTATCCGGTTTGGCAAGCACAAGGGCCTGACGTTCGAAGAAATTGCGAAGGTCGACCCTGGCTATCTCCGCTGGTTGTCAAGCAACAGCGACGACGAAGACATTCTCTTCACAATCAAACACTGGCTTAAGGGGTGATTTATGGCGGTGATGACTCTCATCCTTGCCGACTCCGGGTATGGCAAGACGTACAGCATCCGCAACGTTAACCCGGAAAACGCTATTCTCGCTCGATGTATTCGTAAGGCCCTTCCGTTCCGCAATAACGGCTGGAAACTCCATGGTAAACGCCTGCCTGATAACACCATCCAGCGTGGGAACGTGGTTGATATCCGCAATGGCAGGCATCTTCTCGATGTGATCCGTAACGCCGCGATGAGCGGTCGCAAGATACTCATCATTGATGACTTCCAGGCTGTCATGCAGCACGAGAACATGGACCGGGCCTACGAGACTGGCTACACCAAATTTACCGAAATGGCGGAGCACGCCTGGCGCATCATAGAAGCCGCCACACAGCTTCCGGACGACTTCCGCGTCTATTTCCTCGCTCACACTGAAGAGAGCGAAGGAAAAATCAGGATGAAGACCGTCGGCAAAATGCTTAACGAAAAGCTCACTCCTGAAGGGTACTTCCCTATCGTTCTGCGCATCATCAAGCGCGACGGCAAACACCTTTTCCTGTTGAAGGGCGACGACAACGACACCGTGAAGTGTCCTCCTGACCTGTTCGGTCCGGAAGTGACTGACATGGATAACGACCTGGCAGCGTTCGACAACGCAATTTCTGAATTCACTGACTTATAAGAGAGATAACGATGAACCAACCAATCAGCTTTACCTGGAACCAGCAGTCGGCAGAAGCAGCACTCAAAGCAGGATCCTCCGCTGGCATTTCTGAAACCGGCGCATACGAAGGCGTGATCACCTCCGCTGTGTATGAGTTCGGCAAGGATGGATCACAGTCGCAGGCACTTGTTCTTTCGCTTGACGCTGACGGCCAGAAAGCAAACTTCCTGCGCATCAACTTCCTCGGCCGCGACGGCACACAGACTTTTGGTATGGGCTTGATCGCCGCCATCATGTGGGCTGCCCAGGTTAAAGACGCTCAGGCGCAACAGCGCCAGGGGCAAAGCGGCCCTGAATGGTGTCTGCCGGCACTGGAAGGTAAGCGAGTCGGCTTGTTCCTGCAAAAAATCCTCACCACCAAAACTGATGGCAGTGACAGCTATAAGTTTGAAGTGCGCCATGTTTTCCAGCCGGGAAGTCGTCTGACCTATAAAGAGTTCACCGACAAAACGCCAGCAGAAGCGATCGCCACACTCGAGCGCACCATGAAAGACAAAGACGACCGTAAACCTCACGATTCTTCTCGCGGGGGCTGGGGTGCACCATCACATAGCGGCGGCGGATGGGGGGGCAATCCGCAGGATCCAAATGCGGTCCCTGAGTCTCGCCTGCAGCAGGCCAACCGTCAGGTATCACAGAGCAATCAACATCCTCAGTTCGACGATGACATCCCGTTCTAAAAGGCATCGCTATGACTCACGCTCACGACGACATCAGGGTTGGCACACTGTGCCTTCCCTTCATTGGTAACGGCTGGCTAATGCCATGGGGTGAAGTGGTCAGCAATCCATTAAAGGCGCAGCGCCTCGCTGAGGAATATCGGGAAAGGCAGGAGGCGGCATGACTGATTACACCGGCAGCAACACCCCAGCGGATCAGCGTGACCTATGGCGCACTCCACCCGCCCTCTTCGCCTCCCTTGATGCTGAGTTCTGCTTCCAACTGGATGCCGCCGCGGCCCCGCATAACGCCCTTTGCCGCAAGTTCATCACCGCCGAGCAGAACACTCTGGAAACGCCATGGGCTGATTACCTGAGCATTCCCGGCTACGTCTGGCTGAACCCGCCATACAGCGACATTACACCGTTTGTTAAGAAGGCCGCCGCCGAGAGCGCCAATCAGATCGGCACGGTCATGCTGGTACCGGCTGACACTTCGGTTGGCTGGTTTAAGGAGGCTATCCAGACCGCCAGCGAGGTTCGCTTCATCACCGCGGGGCGCCTTGCGTTTATCAACCCGGTCACCGGTAAGCCAGTATCGGGAAATAACAAAGGTTCGATGCTCATCATCTGGCGACCGTACCCGAGCACACACTGCCACTTCGCAACTGTGGACCGGGACGAGTTGATGGCTTTCGGGGCGAAACTTCTCGCCAGCCGGGAGGCCGCATGACGCCAGAAACAGACAACGCCATCCGCTCCGCCTGCCGCCGCTGCACCGAGGAAATCCAGCAGGCCATGCGCAAGAAGCCAAAGCCTAACTGGAACGAAACGGTGCCTCCCATCATCAACAAGCATCACAAGAAAATTGAAGCTCTGGGAGTTAGCCTCCTTGAGTTCGTCGTATACACAGGGCGGCTTAATCGCCGCTTCGGAGTTGATTCATGAGCAATTCGATAGCAGACGGAGCGAAATTAACTCCGGAGACATTCGCAGATTTCATTGAGCGCTTGAGGTATCACCATCGCGGCGATGGTGTTAATCGTCACGCCACCGCCGATCCGATTTTCATGGTTCAGAAGCAGGCAACCATTTATGGCCTGGCAGAAGAGTACGGCGAATCGAAGATAGTCCATTTCGAAGAATGCGAATGGGACAGCCCTCAAGAGTATTGGGACGATCTGGATGAACAACAGCAGGAAGAATTAAACGCCTTCTGCATTGACCAGTGCGACACTGCCTTTCCCGATCTCGATGAAGATGCTCAGTGGGAAGTACTGGCCGACCTTGACGGCCACACTGTCTGCGGTACACGTAAAGAGTGGCAGAACATCAACGCTCATTTTACCCGTGAAGCAGCGGAGGCTTTCATTCGCCGCAAACAGCATGATTATCCTCCTCTGCGGGTCTACGTCGAGAGCATGTACTTCGGCTGGGAGTATCAGGAAATCGTCCGCGCTCTATGCGACGGAAGACTGGTGCTAGCCGAAAAAAATGGCGGTGAAGTATGAAGGCACTAATCCCCCGGGAGCTTAAGGCTCCTTTTTTATTGCTGGCGTTCACCTTCAACCGAATTAACCGACAGTTCAGGGAGCATTGACCATGGCCGACATCATCGACACAGCAGCAGAGATTGAAGAGCTTCAGCGTAACGCTGCCCTTTCCGCTCACCGCATCGACCGCAACGCCGTATCAGCTGAGCGTTGTGAAGAATGCGAAGAACCAATTCCAGAGCCGCGGCGCGCTGCTGTTACCGGCTGCCAGACGTGTGCCAGTTGCCAGGCTGACCTAGAGCTTTTACGCAAGCAAAGGGGGGCTTGATGGATTACACCGAACTAAGCGACTTTGAGATTAATAACTTAGTTGCCATTTCTTTGGGCGCAAAGGTTACGGATAGCTACCGAGTAGGAGAAGAGCGGGAAACAGTTTACTACTCCCTTGGCGGTGACGAATTTGCAATAAGACGCGGCTTTGGAAATATAAACGATGATTTCGACCCATGCCAAAAGCCTAGTGATGCATGGCCAATCATAGCTGATAACCGAATCAGCATCATGTTTGATGGCACTCTTCCGGAGCATGAAGGTGAGTATCACGAGTGGTGCGACGCATTATCATCGTGTCGAAAATTCGGAATTCAGCATCAGTTAAACCCAATCCGTGCCGCGATGATCGTCTTCCTAATGATGCAGGAGTCATCCAATGTTCCAGCTAATTCAACGGGGTCAGATTTACGCTGACCAGCACGGTTGGCCCGTCATCATCCACAGCTGCA